AAAACCACCTAAGTAATCTTGATCCATTGTTGAAATCACAGTATTAAACCGCTTATCATTTATTTTAAGTGCATCTGCCAATCCATCAATGCCTGACTTCATTCTTGCGACTAAATTGTCACGGTCATAACACCGCCTATCAGGTGGTATAAAGGTCATCTCTAAAACAAGGCGTTCTGGTAATGAATCATATTTATATTTTTTTAGTTGTTCCTTAGAAACACTATTGCAAATAGCTCGGTATTCTTTTTTAGCTTTAGCTAGTCTTGCCCAATGTAATCTAGCGTTAGGACTTAGATCACTTGGTGGCCAACCTAAAACTATTTCAATCATGTTGTTGCTCCAACTCAGCTATACGTTTAACAATAGCTCTATATTGAACTATGTATGATTTAGGATTCAGTCCTTCAAATCTGTACTTAACTTGTAGGTTCATAAGTTTCTGTTTGTAGTTTGCAATTTCTAGAATGTTGCTCATTTCTTTTTGGGTACGGTTTAATAAATTCTGCTATTTGTTTTTTGTAGTGTTGCTTTTCTTTTTTGTTACCTAAAAAATAAAAGTATCTACCCTTACTAGCCTGCGGTACAAACTCCGCATCAGGAAATCTTTTTAATATTTCTTCTTGACTTTCTGTGCCATACCTTATGTGCATTGTACGACTACCATATATTTTACCGTTTATTTTTACACCAAACCTATCGTTCTCCCTACTGTTTACTTTAGGATTGTTTTCTCTCATAGATCCTATGTAAACAAAATTGCAGGCTTGATAGATAGTACCTATCTCACCTGCTTGAGGATCTACAGTTGCTGTAACAACCTTGTATTTTTCTGGCAACATCTTCATAGATGTAGTTATTAATTTGGATGCACTGTGCGGATGCGACCAATGTACACAAGCACCTCTTGATAACAAGATCATCTTGCCTGTGTAATCGTACTTGTCCCAGTGCCCTAGGTTCTCACTGTATTCAACCGAATAAACTACAGCTCCACCAAGGTTACCTTCAAAGTAAATACCAAAACAATACTTGACCATAGCAGGCATACATTGCAACCACTCATATCTTTGTATAAGGTTTGCTGCTGTCTTGTAATCAATGGGTTTGACTTCAGCTTTTTTAATGTCTGTGTCTACCTGCTCCCACCATTTGCCAAACAAGTTCCATGCATCTTCCTCGGCCATCTTATCTTTGATAAGTTTTTGATGTGCAACTGTCATGTATTACTGCAATCAACTAAATTTAATCTGTAGTTTGGAACACCGTTGCGTTCTTCGGCAGGTATGCCCATGCGTTTTTCTCGCTCCCATGCATCACGCATTCTGCAATACAACTGCTCGTCATATTTTGCATCCATAAAATCATATCTACCTGCAATGCCCATAACAATAAAAAATGTAATGAACACTCCAAGAGTAATCATCGTACCTCTAAAAGGTATGTAAATGTCATAGCGTTTTTTCATTTAGTCTCCATAGTTTGATAAGGGTTTCTAGTTCTTTGATGCGAGCAGTAGCTGCAGCAATTTTTTCTTTAGTGTTCATAGATTTTTTCTATAACTTTCCCAATCAAAACCAATCATCTTACCACCGTTCTCACGTAACCTATCAGTTACACGTTCACCAAGGTAATCGTTTAGTTGATCAGTAGGAATGTTAGATAAAAGAATAGATGGTTTAAGTTTTTCATAGCGTTCATTGAGTACATCAAACAACAATTGTTTTTCAAACTCTGACCCAAACTGCACACCTACCTCGTCCAGTATCAACAAATCAGGCGATGCAAATGCATCTACTACTTCGCTTTCTGTTTCGGTTTTAGTGTGCCAACTATCTTTTACCCTTCTTATAAGACGTTGTACGGTGACAAATAAAGGTGACCGTTGTTGTTGCATTATGCTCAACGCAATGCCGATAGCTAAGTGGGTTTTGCCAGTACCTACCTTGCCAACAAAGATTGCAGAACGTCCTGTTTTTAAAACCTGATCAAAATTTTCTGCATACTCTTTTGCAAAAGCTAATGCTTTTTTCTGACCAGTTGTTTTAGCTATGTAGCTATCCAATGTGCGATCCTTAAATCTATCTGGTATAGCTGCACCCTTTATCTTACCTAACCATTTACGATTTGCACGTTCTTTCGCTTGTGCTCTGTACTTTTCTTCTTCTTGCTTTTCTATCTTCTCCCTTTTTATGGCTACGCAACTAGGACAATCTGTCCAATGCTCACCTATAAAGTTTGTTGATGTATAGTCACCATGCCTAGAACATTTTCCTATTCTTGTTTTTTTATTTTTGTTTATTAAATTATCTAGGCTCATATGTCTTGCTCTCCTTCAAAGTAAGTTTGATTTGACAAGACTAATTTCTTAACCTCTCTGTCACTAATTACCCACTCTGATTTAAAACCACGCCATCCTCTAACCTGACACATAGTTAAAGCTTCTTCCAATGTGATACTAGCTTTTGCTGCTTCACTTGTTATACCTTTAAGTGCTGTTTCTGTTAATGGTGCTTTGACGTTCTTCCTATGTTTTAAAAAATCATCCCAAGTTTTTTTAGTAACAGTGTTGGGACGCTTTAGCGTCTTACTAATTGGTTTATGTTTCTTGGTTATTGGTTCTTGTTTATTGGTTGGTTGAACGTCTGTCGAACTGGCGTTAGATCTAGCAAGAGCTGATGCTTTGCCTGCCCTTGATGCTGCTTGTACCTTGGCGTGGTACTTTTCTATCTCTTCATCTGCTCTACGCAGTGTCCACCCTTTGCCAGTGTCTAAATTAAAATACTCTGTCAGTATTTGATTAACCTCTGTCGGATTGTCTGGCATCCTGATAAGTCGGGCAACTTGTGTTACATCTTCGGGCAATGGTTTTTCATGCAAATAGTAAATGTCCATGCATCTTCTATATGCGAGATCTTCAAGCAAACTTAAATGGCCTGTGTGGCTCATGTAATCGCTGATGTTGTAGGAAAAATAATGCATCATACTGTCGTGTTCGCTTCTAACCATTCTTGTACATGGATTCTCATGTACCGAACCAAGCCCCTAGTTTTAAAAAACTTGGGACCTGTTCCGTTTGACCTCCACTTACGTAAAGTTTGTTCGTTGACTTTTAAATGGTCAGCTACTTCTTTTGAAGTAAGTAATGTAATATCTAGCGGTGGTTTACTGTTGGTCATTGTTTACCTCCTTATGCTTTCTAGATTCTTGTTGACCTTTTAATTCTTCAATTAAATTATTAGCCATAACCGATGCATCAGATTCATCTAAACCAATAGATTGTTTTAATCGAGACAATGGTTTAGTTTCTTCTGGAGGTGTAATGTCTACAGGTTTTCTGTCTGTATCAAATCCAGAAGCTTCTAAGTCTGCTTTCATTACTGCGTCAACGTCAGCAGATGATGGTAGTTTTTTGGACATTCTTCTGATAACAGTTTTCTTTGCCATCTCGTCATACCACTCTTTCCAAGGACCATATTGGCCTGACCTAGAAGTTCTCCTAACTTTCTCTACCTCATCGATTGTCATCACTTCCCTGTAAATACCACCGTCTTTTGTTTTGGCTATTGCGTAAACAGCAATCTGTCTACCTCTGTCACCAAGTAACAATGGTTTGTGAACGATACGCTCATCATCTCCTAATTCATAATCAAAAAGATCTTTTTCGTATACAACATGGGCAGCTATGCTCATAAGCATTCCACTGTTACGAATCTTTTTCAGCAGGCCGTTAAGCATGGGCATATAAACCACAGACTTACCACCCTTACCACCAAAGATTACAGGAGCTGCTTCTCTACCATCGAGAAGCAATCCATCTTGTGCAGCTTTCATGCAAGTGCCATACAAACTTTTTCTGTCTGCTTGTAATAGGTCAGGATTCATCTGCACTGCTGTAATTGTTGTGCGGATAAATTTTTCTACAGGTATTTGTGGTGGCAAAGCAGCTTCAAACTCTTTGCTCATAGATGTTAGTGCCTGACGCACTGCGTCCATTGGTGTGATTGATGATGTCATTTGTTTAGTTTGATTTAGGTGAATTGAAACGGAACATTCTGTAAGACTTTCTTGGGTTTACATACTGTCCGACCATGTCTTGGGTAATAAGTTTTCCCTTACTTTCTTTGCTCATGCCACAAGAGATTGTTCCATTGGCTGAAATAATCTTGGATGCATTCTGACTTAGATCTAAAATCTGTGCCTTAATTGCATCTTTTGTTTTACCCAGTGAATAGTATTCCCTGCTCACTGTGTTGTATTCATCAACCAACTTATCCATGTCCTCATCAGCAGCAAGAATTACACCTGCTTCTGCTTGGTTACGTAGTTTTTTAATGATGTAGTCAGCATCTCGTAAGTAATCAATTTTAGGTGGAGTACCTGCATCGACTCTGTTCCAGAATGCTTTTACTTTTTCAGTTATGTCGTTACCAATCTGTCTGTCTCTATCTCGGTAGATAATTTTTTGTGTGTTACCACCGACCAAACAAACAAGAGCTGTCCAATCTAAATTGGCTACCTCCATTTGGTGTTGAATCTGAAGTTCGATATGTTCTGGCCCTTCGATGTTCACGCCATCATCTTTCCAGTTATTGCGGTAGGCAACTGCGTCTACGTTCTTAATTTCTAGAATGCCATCGCCATCTTCAACACTATGTATTTTGTAGTCAAAGGAACTTCCAAGTCTGTTTTCATTTCTCATGTAAACATCAAACTTAGAAATATCCCATCCCATATCTTCAGCAGCTCCATGAGCTATTGCTGATTCTAAATTTCTGCCCCAACGCATTCTTTCGTTGTCAGAAATTTCTACGATTGTTTGGTTTCTTTTTTCTTGGTAAAGATCAAACTCTGTTCTGTATGGTGACAAGTCATACAATGCTGAGACTTCTGTTGAAGTAATGTCGTGTAGTCTTGCTTGTAACCATGATTGTTTATCGGTTACTGGAATTGTTTCCGTTGTCATAGGTTTAGTTCTCCTTGTTGTTCTTGTTTTGGGATTGAATAAACAGCAACTTTCTTGCCGTTTTTTAATTTTTTGATTTCTGTCTTGATGTTATGGCCTGACTCTTTTAGATCTAAGATCCTTGCTGAGAGTCTGAAACATCCATACAGTTCGAGGGCATCTATTGGAGTGAGTGGTCCATAGTGCTGAAGGTGTTCGAGGATTCTTTCACCTTGGCTTCTTTTGGGGGTCATGCTAGTTCAACCCCCAAGTTCTTTTTTGCTGCTTCTTCACAATCAAATTTGTTATCAGTGAGTGCGGTAATAATTAAACTTTCTTTATCCCTGCCGTAGGTTAATTTAATTAATCTATAGAACCTTGATTCTTGTGATGAATCTTCTAAAGGTAGGATTGGACCTACCTCTATGTTTGTGACGTTGTGAATGTTTAGGTTCATAGCTCTGGATTTTTTTGAAAGTCTACATAGTCTTGATCTGGCACGACTTCCATTTTCCATCTGCCAGTAGTGACCATTGGATTGCAACTGCTCCAAGTAGGATCTTCTTTGTCGTACTCGTAATCAGTAAGAAGATGTTCCTTTTCTTCGTCAATGCGACCTGTTAATTTTTTAGTTCTTGTTTTAGAGCTATCAATGTTTGAAGGATAAGGCCAGACAATATTTGAAATAGAATGATCTATTTCTCTTAATCTGTCACGAACAGAGTATTCGCTGTTGGCATAAAAGGTAACTGTAAATTTTCTCATGGGTTTAAAAAAGAGATGTACTGAGGGTGGTCTTGTAATTCACATTCGAGTCTGAGTTCTTCGTCCCAGTTTTCTGATGTGTGTTTCTCGTAAGGAAGGTTAGCCAAGAAGGCCAACCTTTCTAGTTTCTGAAGATCGTTCATAGATCTTCCCTCAAACAAACATATCCATATAGCTTTTTCAGACGTTTACCTCTGCTATCCCATGTATCCCAGATAGCTCCATCTCTAACTGCTACCCAGTGTCTGTTGACATGAGCTATGCATCTGTCAGGAAGATTACCTGCATGAAAATACATATAGATTTCTTTGCCTGCACAATCGGTATTGGTTGTGTGCTTGTAAACAACATCAAGACCAAGGTCTTTTAATGTTTCCATGCAAGCTTCTTTATTTAAACCTTTACCTGCATCAGGAGTGGTTCTGTAAATGTAATCTTGTGCTGCTACAGACCAATAGCTATTGTCATCAGCATTTAGTCTTTTGTTTGTAGTAGCAAGTTTAAAAACTTTTTCGTAGTCTTGGTCAAAAGCTAAACATATAGCTCTGACTCCGCAATCCCTAATTAATTCCTTTTGAGGATGTGGGTTGCGTTTCATGTATCTCAAACCTGAGTGGTGTGATGATTTTGGAAATTGAACTGTCATTAGATTTTGTAAATAAAAATTGTAAGGGATCTAATTTGAAGGAGATATGAGTCCTTCATGGAAGGCTCGGAAGCCCTCCAAGAAAGATTCAGTAATCAGTTACCAGATAGCTGATTTGAAATGCTCTCTGTTGTTGCAGGTAAGGCTAAAGATTGATCTAACCTTTTCCTCATTGTTTAACCAAGCTTGAACTTGTTTCTTGTAATGTTCAACAACCTCAAGCTCTTTGGTTAGATTTGAAACATACCATTCTTGGTCAAATGTAACTCCATGAAATCTAGTTTCAGTGCGTTCTTTAGCAGCTTGAATGCCTACTGGAGATAGCTCCTTTGTAAGCTTCTTGATTTCTTTGTCAGCCCATCTGTCGATCTGGTCTGGTAGTTTTGCAAATCTCTCCCACTTGGCTTCGTTCTTTGCAATTAGTTCAGCTTGCTTGGCATCTGCCTTTGCTTGCTTCTCCTGCTCAGTAAGTCTCTGAAGAACTGTTTTGCCTTCTTGCCTAGCACCTCTTCTGTCACTTCTGAACTGAACGTATTGTGTAAGGTAACCATTTGCTGAGTTAGCTCCGTAACGGTAGTTCCAAATCATTTTGGTGTAGATCTTAAACTCTTCACCTTTCTCTGTAGTACCAATCACAAAGCCTTCAATAAAGTAGCCCTTGCCAAGTTCTAAGTTGATGTCAGTGATCTTGTCAGTAACTGCAAGATGACCGTTGACTCTGCTTTCTAAAAGACCAACGCTCTGTCTTGTCTGTGCCTTTGCATTTTCTTTGACAGCGTCATAATTAACTGTGCAGCTCTTTGGTCTGTAGTAGTCAGTGTATGGTGTATCCCACTCATGCTCTGGCTCAGTCTGGAAAAACTCAATGTTAAGTAAACCACCAACGTGCTTATGCCAATTGATTTTTTGCTCAACATCTGTTGCCTGACCTCTGACCCACTTAGTACGCATATAGAAATGATACTTCTCACCTCTTTGCTCTCTGGCTGCCCAATCGCCATTCCATTCTGCTGCTCTAAGTTCAACAGCAGACTCTAATTTCTCATAGATCTCTTGCTCTAAGTGATTTACAAGTGTTGTTGGAAGTTTGAATTGTGTCATTTGTTTGTTGTTAATGAATTAGTAAGGGAAACAAAACACTCGGCAAGCGAGTGATACCCTAGATTAACATGGATATCAACATACGTCAACAACAATCTACAAGTTAGGTAATGTTTGGATTGCTAAGTGTTGAATAAATGTCATCATATATATATGACTCCTGTAGAACTTTGTATCTCCCACTTTGGTGGGTTAAGACAGTTGGCAAAAGCCATACATAGAGATCCTGCTGCCGTAAGTCGGTGGAAATCTACGCATGGTTGCATTCCTCATACTGTCCAAAAAAAATTGCTGCAAGCAGCATGGGATAGAGGTATCAATATCTCAGCTCACGATATTATCTTTGCCAAAGAATGAACTATCAATACGATTTATTTAATGAAAGTGGTAAAACGCACAATGCCATAAAGCATGACAGATTAAGAGCTAAACAATCTGATTATCTAGATAGCCACCATCACCCACAAGAAAAAATAAAACAGTTATGCAAACTAGATAATTATATTTATGGCGACATACTGGAGCTGTTTGCAGGGCAGGGTAATTTATCTAAACACTACAAAACAAAAGGTAATTTATATAAATGTACAAAAGAAACTACAGGTGATAGTTTCCAACATTTATTTGAATTAATTAATAATAAAAAAAGTTTTGATGTTATTGATATTGATTCTTATGGTTATCCAAGCCAGTTCATGGACAATGTTTGGCACGTAATGAAACCTACAAGCACTTTGATAATTACTTTTCCAGTTATGGGTGTTCAATGTGTTAACGGAATAGTCGAACAACACTTTATTAATTTTTGGAGGTCCGCAAGGCCAACCACAGGTGATGTAGTAGGAGCTGTAACTGACTACGGATTAAAGTATTGGTACTTACCTAAACTTATTGATGTTGTAAAAATAAAACCTATCTGGAGATTTGTTTTTCAATGTGTCAGAGTAAAAGCAACTGAATTTTGTACAACTAAAAACAGGTAATTATGAATTGTTATTGGTGTCTCAGTACAGAACTAATCACTGGCGGTGATATCGACATAGAAGAGGGCATGAATGGTTACCCTGAGTTCTCAGTGATGACTAATCTTACTTGTCCTAAATGTCACAGTGAATACGAGATATTAAAAAAAAGAGATGCTTTTGACTAACCACTGTTGCAGTAACAACAATATTATTATATTTTTAAGGTAATTTATTTAAAATATTTCGATGACACTTGCCCCAGTAAAAACTATTGTCGTAGGTGTTAATGAAACTGGTTACAGAGTTGGTTCTCACCATCACAACCACAACCCTAAAATTAGTGATGTGATAGTCGATGCATTGCGTGACCTACATGAAGATTATGGTATTGGTTATTCAACACTGGCCAAGATCTTTAATTTAAATAAACACACCATAGCCAAGATATGTCGTTATGAGCGAAGAGCACAGTACCCTGACCGTTTCAAAACAATCAAAGTTAGGTAGACCCAAAGCAGTTCCTGATGAAAAAATTATGAATGAAGTAATCGATTGGATTGCTCATGGAAATACTTTGCGTTCTTATTGCAGGCAGAAAGGAAAACCATCTTGGAAAACTATTTATAGATGGCTAGAAAAGTCTGATGACGACTCAGAAACTAAATCTTTTATGACACGTTTCGCACACGCACGAGACATGGGAGCTGATGCAATAGCAGAAGAGTGCTTGGAAATAATTGATGCTCCCCCTCCTCTCTGCGGTTCTGAGGGCAATGAGAGGTACGATCCTGCTGCAATACAGCAAGCCAAGAATCGTGTAGAAGCCAGATTAAAACTCTTAGCAAAATGGAATCCCAAGAAGTATGGAGAGAAGGTTGGATTAGATCATTCTGGAGGAATATCATTGTCTGTGCATACTGGCGTACCTGAGTGAGAATGCCTTTATTAAAGCTTCAGTATCAGCCAAGGCTATGGCAGCGTCAGTGCCATCTTCTACATCGTAAAACTAGATTCCTGACTCTGGCAGTTCACAGACGCTCTGGCAAGACGGAGTTGGCCTTGATGACCCTGATTGATCATGCGTTAAAAACAACCAAAGAACTAAGCTTATATCTGTACGTAGCCCCCCTCCTAAAACAATCGAAAGCTATTGCATGGGTGAGATTGAAAGCAAAGTGTGAGCCACTGCGTAGGGTCAATGCAATAGAGATCAACGAGGGTGAGCTGTACATACGTTTTAAACACAATGGTGCAATCATCAGACTATATGGAGCTGACAATCCAGATTCGATACGTGGATTACGTGTATCAGGAGCAATCCTAGATGAGGTAGCTCAGATGAAACCAGAGGTGTTCTATGACATCTTGCAGCCTGCATTATCTGACTTAGCACCTGAGTCATTCTGTCTGTTTATTGGTACACCACAGGGCATCAATATCTTCTCTGAATTGTTCTACAAAGGACTAGGCAATGATGAGGGATGGGCTAGTGCCAGATTCACAGTGCATGACACACAATCAATACGGCAGGAGGAGGTAGAGAGATTGCAGAGGGATATGCCAGAGCAATCCTTTGCAAGAGAATATCTATGTGACTTCTCAGCTAGTGGCGTAGATCAGTTGGTGTCTCTGGGTGATGCAGAAGACGCTGCAAAGCGTGTGTATCAAGCAGCAGATGTAAAGCATAGTCCAACAATTCTAGGGGTCGACATAGCTAGATTCGGAGATGACCGTTCAGTCGTATTCAAAAGGCAGGGCAAGCAAGCATTCAAACCAATCATCTATCGAGGTGTAGACAACATGGACTTGGCAGCTCGTGTAGCCAATCTGATCGAGGAGCACAATCCTGATGCTGTGTTCTGTGATAGTGGTGCAGGAGGTGGTGTCATCGATAGACTCAGACAACTCTCATACGATGTGATAGAGATACCATTTGGTGGCAAGGCAACAAAACCAGAAAAGTACATCAACCGTAGAACTGAGATGTGGTATCTGATGAAGGAATGGATAGAGATGGGAGGTGCAATACCAAACGACATGGCACTCAAACAAGAGTTAGCTACACCCACATATTGGTTTGACAATCAGGGTAGGAAAGTCTTGGAATCTAAGGATCAAATCAAGAAGAGATTGCAGGGAGCAGGGTCACCTGATTTAGCGGATGCACTAGCTCTAACCTTTGCCCTACCAGTAGCCAAGAAAGAGATGGAGGACATATACATCAAAAGGCGAAGAGAAGCCACACAAAAGAAAGATTATGACCCATACAAAATACTTTAAACGCATAGCACAAGGGCTAGATGTAGAGCCATTGCTTAAATTATTGGATGCCAAACCTGAGTTATGGAAGGAGATACAACATCGTCAATTCTTTACTGGCACACCACATCGTGATACGGAAACTATCTACGTCAGAGGACCTCTCAAGATGACTCCTTACTACGTGATGTATGACCTCGGATCGTATGACTACCCATCAATGGAGTACTTCAAGTCAGCACTACTACCACTAATGCAACCAGTACTACAGAAATTAGACGTTAAAGACTTAGGTAGGTTACTTATTGTCAATCTCAAACCTAGTGGCCATGTAAAGAAACATAATGATCAAGGTACATATGCAGATCACTACGCCAGATTTCATTTAGTACTAAAGACAAACCAGTGGTGTAGTCAAACTTGTGGGGATGAGAAACAAAAGTTTGAAGCAGGAGAGGTTTGGTGGTTCAACCATAAGAAAGACCATACAGCGGACAATATTGGCACGACAGACAGAGTGCATATAATATTTGATTGTGTAACCAATTATTTATTATGAGTGGTGTGACCGTAACTAAAGAATCTGCTTGTACATTAAACAAAAGTAGAGTACCTAAAACAGAGATTAAACTCTGCACCTACGATGAATTTGTTGTTTTAGCAGATCCATTATTTGAAGAGCATTACGAAGAGATTGCTCGCAACAAACAGATAATGAAGCTAAAGCCAAACTACAAGCTGTATGAAGCATTAGATTCTACAGGTTGGTTATTCATCTATGTAGCTATGCAAGACGATGTCTGTATTGGTTATTCTATGAACATAATGATGCATCACTTGCATTATGCTGATCTACGTATCGCTCAGAATGACATTTTGTTTGTCAAAAAAGAGTTCAGAGGTGGTCGATTAGGTTTACGTTTGTTGAAAGTCACAGAGGATCATGCCAGATCTGAGGGCTGCAAACTAATGTTATGGCACGCTAAAGAGAACACCGCTTTGGCAAAGCTGCTACCAAAACTAAAGTATGGTGTTCAAGAAATCATGTATTCCAAGGAGATTTAAAAATGGTAGTTTCAGCCGTTGTCGCCACAGTTGCAAGTACTGCAAGCTCGTACATACAGGGTAAGAAGCAGGAAAGAATGCAAAAGAAACAGTTGGCAGCTCAAGAAGCAGCTAATAAAAAAGCAGCAGCTCAAGCTGACGCACAACAGCAACAGGCTGATCAGGAATACAACAAAGCTAACCAAAAGAAAGTTGATACAGCAGGAATTATGGGTAGATCTAGTCAAGGAGAAGGCGGTTCTACATTACTTACTGGTCAGCAAGGTGTAGATCCTGAGAAGTTAAAACTAGGTGGTAACACATTATTGGGCGGTTAATCAATGAAAACCAAACGAGCTAAACTACTGACGAGGTGGGGTCATCTCAGATCAGAGAGGGCTACTTGGTGGTCGCATTGGCAAGAAATAACAACCTATTTATTACCAAGGAACGGACGTTATTTTGAGCAAGATAGAAATAAAGGGCATAGAAGACATAACTCTATATACGACAACACTGGTACAAGAGCATTAAGAACTCTTGGTGCAGGCATGATGGCAGGTGCAACATCTCCTGCAAGACCTTGGTTTAGACTTGGAACGGCAGATCCTGACTTAAATAAGTATCCACCAGTGCAAGCGTGGTTGGCAGATACAACAGAACGTATGCAATTAGTGTTTACAAGGTCTAATACATACAGAACATTACATGGAATCTACGAAGAACTGGGAGCATTTGGTACGGCAGGTTCTATTGTTCTCCCTGATGCCAAAAATGCTATACATCATTACGCTTTAACTACAGGTGAGTATGCAATTGCTACAGATTATCAGGGCAGAGTTAATACTTTGTACAGAGAATTTCAAAAAACTGTTAGTGAAGTAGTTAGAGAGTTTGGATATAACAAATGTTCAACGTCTGTTAAAAACTTGTACGACAGAGGTTCATTAGATCAGTGGATAACAATCATTCATGCTATAGAACCAAGGGATGATAGAGAGCGTGACTTTAGTAAGAAGGATAATTTAAACATGAAATACAAGTCTTGTTATTTTGAACAGGGCGGTGAAGGAGAACAGGTATTAAGAGAAAGTGGATTTAAAGATTTTCCTGCGGTTGTACCCAGATGGGGTTTAGCAGGTGGCGATATCTATGGTAATTCACCAGGAATGGAAGCATTAGGTGACGTAAAACAGCTACAACATGAGCAATTACGTAAGGCACAAAGCATTGACTACCAAACAAAGCCACCATTACAAGTACCTAGCTACCTAAAAAACCGTGACGTAGACAGTCTTCCTGGTGGTGTAACCTTTGTAGACGGCCAACAAGGCAAGATTGAGACAGCATTTGCTGTAAATTTAAACCTTCAACACCTACTACAAGACATACAAGACGTAAGAAGTCGCATCAATAGTTCGTTTTATGCTGATTTATTTCTTATGTTGGCCAATGCAACCGATACACGCATGACTGCAACAGAGGTAGCAGAGCGTCACGAAGAAAAATTACTTATGTTAGGTCCTGTTTTAGAACGATTACACAATGAATTGCTAGATCCTTTAATAGATAACACGTTTAACAGGATGATAGAAGCAGGATTAGTACCACCTGCACCAGAAGAATTGCAAGGTATGGACTTAAATGTTGAGTTTGTGTCAATGCTTGCCCAAGCACAACGTGCGATTGGTACAAATAGCGTAGATAGATATACAAATAGTCTTGGTATGGTTGCACAATTTAAGCCAGATGTACTGGATAAGTTTGATTCTGACAAATGGGCTAACGCTTATGGTGAAATGTTAGGTATTGATCCTGATTTAATTGTGCCTGATAAGCAAGTAGCGTTGATAAGACAGCAACGTGCAGAAGCACAGCAGGCAGCAGCACAGCGAGAAGCACAGCAACAAGGTATAGATAACGCAGTCAAGCTAAATAATAGTAAGCAAACTCAAGATCCATCTATGATGGACATGATAAACCAGTTTAGTGGTTACAATTCACCATCACCTTTGGAGGTATAACTAATGGACATGATCGATTTAAAAAAAGATCCATCATCTAATAATCAAAATGAGATGTATGATGAACCGATGTATAGCTACGGTTTGTGCATATCACTTGGCGATGAAGAACTAGAAAAATTAGGTATAGAAAAGTTACCAGAAGCAGGTAGCGAGATGTTGATAAAGGCTATGGCGTATGTAAAGAATGTTAGCGAAAGAAAAGAACAGGAAGGCGTGAGCCAAAATGTTGAGCTACAAATTTGTGCAATGGGTATAGAAACTATTGACAAGAGCAAAGACAGAGCTGAAGGTTTGTATAGCAAAAAATCAGCTCCTTCTGCACCTCCCAAGGAGCCATCTGCTCCAACCTCAACTTATTTAGCATAGGAGATCGCTATGGGCTTAATGAAAAACCTCGAAAAAAAGAAAGCTGCTGAAGCCAAAACAAAACTACAAGTTGGTGGTTATGGCAAGCTAAATGCAAAAGAAAAAGAGTTGCTTAAAAAGTATTACCCAAATTCAAACATGAATTGATTATGAGTTTATACGAAAACATTCACGCAAAACGCAAAAGAATCAAGGCAGGTTCTGGCGAGAAAATGAAAAAAAAAGGTCAGAAAGGTAGACCTACTGCAAAAGATTTTGAAAATGCAGCTAAGACTGCAAAGAAAATGTACCCAAATCAGAAATAGGTGTGACCGTAATCCTGTTATAACTCGATATATTAGAGCATGAGCGATTACAATCCCCTCGATCTTAAGAGTCAACAGAAGACTAAAGACGATAAAAAGTCTTTGGAACGAATTGATAAACAGAACGAGGAATCGGACATAAAATGGCTTATGAGCAGCAAGAGGGGTCGCAGATTTATCTGGAGACTTCTGGAACTGGCAGGTGTATTTCGATCATCGTTTAACACCAACGCAATGGCTATGTCATTTAGCGAAGGTAACAGGAACTATGGTTTGCAACTCCTTAACCAAATCCACACTCTCTGCCCAGAATTGTATCCGACTATGATTAAGGAGCAAAAAAATGTCAGAAATGCTGATGACGGAAGCCGACCAACCCAATGAAGGCGACACGCAGCAACCTGTAGATCAATCTACAGATACAGAGCAGCAAACTGAAAGTGTACAGGAACAACAAGTTTCGGATGAAACCGCTGTTGAAAGTGAAACTAGCGAGACAGATGCTCCACAAGGTGCACCTGATCAATACGAGTTCAACGATACGGTGGCTGACGCACCAGAGGTACTCGACCCCGAAGTCTTAACTGCATTCGGTGAAGTCGCTAAAGATCTGAACCTGCCACAAGAGGATGCACAAAAAGTATTAGATAAGGTTGCTCCTGTAATACAGGAAAGACAAGCCAAAGAACTAGAGCGAGTGCAAGCCGAATGGGCTAATGAATCTAAATCAGACAGTGAGTTTGGTGGTGAAGCATTAAGTGACAATATCGGTGTTGCAAAAACTGCCTTAGATACTTTTGGTACTGATGCTTTAAAGTCGCTGCTACAGGAAACAGGCTTTGGAAATCACCCTGAGATTATCAGGTTTATGTACAGAGCAGGTAAGGCAATCAGTGAAGATAGTTATGTTGGAAATTCTACAGGTGCTAATTCTCAAGGCATTCCTAAAGATTTCAACGGCATAGCTAATGCACTGTATTCTAATCAGCAAAAATAGTAAGGAGTTATTAAATGGCTACTCTCTCAAGTTCTAATTTAACCCTAGCGGATTGGGCAAAAAGATCTGACCCAGACGGTAGAGTTCCAATCGTTGCAGAACTGTTATCACAGTCAAACGAAATCCTAGATGACTGCGTTTTTAAAGAAGGTAATCTACCTACTGGAGAACGTGTAGTTATCAGAACAGGTCTACCAGGCGTTTACTGGAGGGCACTTAACCAAGGTATTCCATCAAGCAAGTCAACAACAGCTCAGATTGATGAAGCTTGCGGAATTCTAGAAGCACGTTCTGAAGTTGACAAAGACTTGGCAATGTTAAATGGTAACACTGCTCAGTTCCGTTTATCTGAAGATACAGCTTTCTTAGAAGCAATGAACCAGACACAAGCTGAGACAATGTTCTACGGCAACCCTGGTACAGATCCTAAGAAGTTTCTAGGTCTTGGGCCAAGATATGGTGACTTATCAGCAGACAATGCTGTTAACATCCTTGACGCAGGTGGATCAGGTTCAGATAATGCTTCTGTATATCTAGTTGTTTGGGGTGATAACACTGTTTATTGTCCTTTCCCTAAAGGATCTAAAGCAGGTTTAACACACGAAGATCTAGGCGAACAAACTGTTTACAACAGTGACGGTACAAGACTACAAGCTTTTGCTACTCGTTATCAGTGGAAGAACGGTTTGGTTGTTAAAGATTGGAGATACGTTGTTCGTATTTGTAACATTGACATTTCTGACTTACTAGGAAGCACAGGTACACAAGCTTCTTCTGCATCTACAGCTCTTGTTAAATTAATGGCTAGAGCATTGTACAGAATACCAAACATGGCTATGGGTAGAGCAGCATTCTATATGAACAGAACAGTTCATTCTGGATTGTCTATTGCTGCACTCGATAAGTCACAAAACGTCCTATCAATCCAAGAAGGATTAAAGCAGTTTGGTACAGCACAAAGCTATCTATCATTCCTAGGTGTTCCTCTAAGAAGAGTCGATGCGTTGATCAACTCTGAAGCTCGTGTGACTTAATAGTTACTGAGTTTATAATTTTATTTTTTTGGAGATTATCACAAAATGATTACTGACAAACTGCTCCGTGTGAGCGAAGATCAAGCGGTTACATCTACTGCTGTTTCTACTGACACTATTGATTTAGTAGTTGCTAGAGATATCGGTGAAGGTACACCACTATATATGAACTTTGCTGTAACAACTGCAATGGCAGGTGGTACAAGCATTAAGTTTGAGGTTATTACAAGTGCTAATGCTAACTTGTCTAGCCCAACTGTTATTGGTAGCAGCGATGCAATCACAACAGCTAACCTAACACTAGGCAAAAACGTAGTTGTACGTCTAAACCCAGAGATCGCAGGCAAGGGCCAAAGATACTTAGGTGCAAGATACACAGTGTCTGGTACTTATTCTGGTGGTAAAATTACAGCAGACATAGTAGAGACTATCGGTGACGGTAGAAAGTACTATGCTTCTGGCTTTACCGTAGTATAATTAGGAGTGATCGATGCCAATTTACAAAGCTAAAATCAAATGTTTTGTGGACAATAGTCTACGTGAAGCAGGCGAAGAGTTTGAGTATAACGGTGAGTATTGCAAGCATTTAGAGTTAGTAGGTGGATCAAAAGCTGAACTGCCTGTGGCGTCAAACACAACCGTGGATTCGGTAGACGATACATCTATTGACTATGAAGCTATGACAAAACGCCAGTTAGAGGAATATGGTCGCACTATCGGCATTGAGCTAGATAGACGAGCTACAAAAGTTTCTCTAATAGAAAAACTTGAAGCAGCAAGTAAATAGGCTCGGTCTTCTTATTTGACTATTCATGGGGGGCTAGTAGTAACACTGCTAACCTCCTCTTTTATTAGGAATTGTTATGGCAACCGAAGTCGATATTTGCAACCTTGCCCTTGCACACTTGGGTGACGATGCAACAATAGCTTCTATAAAACCCCCAGAGGGATCAGCTCAAGCTGAGAAAGCTGCACGATTTTATCCAATAGCTAGAGATACATTGTTAGATTCTCATACATGGAATTTTGCAATGAAACGTGCGACTATACCATTGACTACTAATACATTAGACCAATGGGATTATGCATATACAGCACCCATTGATATGTTGTCGCCTATATCTATAATCTCTCCAACAGCCCAAAACGACTACGCTACAAGAATGTCGGCAGGCGATACACCAGGTGGCATAACATCTAACTACGCACCAACAATAGTTGCAGGTCAATATACTCCACAACAGTTTGCATTAGAAACAGATGCAAATGGTTTGACTTTAATTTATACAAATCAAGAAAATGCTTTGTTGCGATACACGGCATACGTCAGTGACCCATCTAAGTTTTCACCTTTGTATGTAATTACTTTGTCATGGCATCTTGCGTCTATGCTTGCAGGTCCTGTAATCAAAGGTGATCAAGGTATGGCAGAAGCAAAACGATGTACTCAAATGATGAATAATTATTTAGTACAGGCAAAACAACAAGACAATATGCAACGAGATATAAGCATAGAACATATAGTGCCTTGGACATCTGGGAGGTAATTAATGCCAACGACACGCACGTTTAGTCAAGCTTTTGCAGGCGGTGAGATATCACCAGAAATGTTTGGTCGTATATCAGATACTAAATATCAAACAGGTGCAGCAAAAATGCGTAATTTTATTGCTAAACCACAAGGACCTGCTGAAAACAGAGCAGGTTTAAAATTTGTAAAAGAAGTAAAAGATAGTACAAAAGCTACAAGATTATTATCATTTACATTCAATACCACCCAAACAATGGTTATTGAAATGGGTGATCAATATTTTAGGTTTCATACTCAAGGATTAACACTGCAATACACTGCAGGTGCTGCTTGGAATAGCAGTACAAATTATTCTATTGGAGCTATAGCTTCTAGTGGTGGTAATAATTATTATTCAAGAACTGGCGGTACTAATAAGGCTTTGTCTAATGCTACACATTGGTATTTGTTGCCTGCTGATTTAACCTACGAAATACCTTCAGATTATTTAGAAGCAGAATTATTTGATGTTCACTACGTGCAGTCAGCAGACATTATTACACTAGTGCATCCTAATCACCCACCTAAAGAATTAAAAAGATTTGGTGCAACTAATTGGCAATTAGAAACTATTAATTTTGGTACTCCTATTGCTGCACCTACTGGTGTGTCTGCAAGTAGATCTATACCAAACTCTGCCAATGTCCAAACAGATACTTATGAATCACACAAATATAAAGTTACAGCAGTTTTGGCAGATCAAGTTAGTGAAAGTTCTGGATCTTCTACTGCATCTGTAAGCAATAATATTTACGTCACAGGTGCTAAAAATACAATAACTTGGAACGCAAGAACAGGTGCAAGCACATATCGTGTCTACAAAGAACAGGGTGGTATATTTGGTTTTATCGGAGAAACTGCAACTACAACTTTAGTTGACAACAATATAGGACCAGACTTTTCTAGAACACCTCCAAAGTTTGAAAACGAGTTTCAATCTACTGGAAATTATCCTGGTGCAGTTTCTTATTTTGAGCAACGCAGAGTATTTGCAGGTACTAATAATGAACCGCAAAGTATTTTTATGACTAAGTCAGGTACTGAAAGTAATTTATCTTTTGGCTTACCTATACGTGATGATGACCGAGTTAAGTTTAAAGTTGCTGCTCGTGAAGCAAATACAATTCGACACATCGTACCACTGACACAACTTGTATTGCTTACAGGATCAGCAGAGTGGAGAGTATCTTCTATTAACAATGACGCTATTACACCGTCATCTATATCTGTAAAACCACAATCATATGTTGGATCTAACAATGCACAGCCTGTAATTGTAAATAACAGTATGGTTTATGCAGCAGCTCGTGGAGGTCATATTAGAGAACTAGGCTATAACTGGCAGGCTAATGGTTTCATTACAGGAGATTTGTCATTACGTGCTCCGCATTTGTTTGATAATTTAACTGTTGTAGATATGGCTTTATCTAAATCACCAATACCAATTGTTTATTTTGTAAGTAGTAATGGCAAGATGATTGGTCTTACATATGTTCCAGAACAATCCATAGGTGCATGGCATCAACATGATACAGACGGTTTGTTTGAAAGCGTTGCAAGTGTATCTGAAGGTAATGATGATGTTATATATGCAGTAGTAAAAAGAACTGTTAATGGTAATAGTGTTAGATATGTAGAACGTATGGGAACTAGATTGTTTGAAAATCCAAGAGATTGTTTTTTTGTTGACGCAGGTGCAACACTTAATGGTACTAACACAGATCCAACAAGAACTGTAACTATCACAGGCGGTACTACTTATAAAAAAGGAGAGATCATAACAATAACCACAAACTATGATTTATTTAATGCACCACCTAGCACTGATGATGTTGGTGACGCAATAGTATTAGTAGACGGCACAAACTATTACAGATTAAATATTGTTGCTACATCGACCCAAAGAATAGCTACAGCTAAATTAGACAGAGATTTACCTGTTGCACAACGCAATACTGCAATATCAAGTTTTGAAGTAGCACGTAATAAAATCTCAGGTATTACATGGTTAGAAGGAAAAACAGTAAGCATACTTGCAGATGGTGCAGTACATCCACAAAGAGTTGTAACTAGTGGCACTATTACTTTAGATCGTGCGTCTTCTATTGTGCATTTTGGTTTGCCTTACGATAGCGATTTAGAAACTTTACCTTTAGCGTTACAAGCAGAAGCATTTGGTCAAGGTCGTGTTAAAAACTTAAATCATGCTTGGTTACGAGTATTAGAATCTTCGGGTATCTTTGCAGGTCCTACACCAGATAAATTAGTAGAAGCAAAGCAACGTACAACAGAACCATATGGAACACCACCTGCTCTAAAAACAGAGGATATAAAAATAATGTTAACTCCTACGTGGTCAGATTATGGACAAATATTTATAAGACAAAATGACCCATTACCTTTGACTATTGTAGGTATAACCTTAGAAGTAGCTGTAGGTGGATAGTGTGACCGTAATCCTATAAAGTGTTTGTATAGTATAAAAAATAGAAGGTGTTGATCTTATGTCAAAGGAGGTAAGATAAATGGCAATGAGTGCTAATGCAATAAGCAATTTAAATAAATTTGGTGCTGTTATGCAGGTTGGTGGTCTTGCCACTGGTTTGGTCGGGTCATATTTCCAATCAAAATTTCAAGCTAATAAATTAAAGAGTCAGGCACTACAGTTTGAACATCAACAGACAATGGCAAAAATAAATGCCAGAGCAATAGAAAGTCAGGCACAACATATAGCAAGACAATATGATAAGCAACTACAAATTAAGACCTTACAACAAGGACAGCAAGCAGGTAAAAGAAGAGCAAGTACTGCTGCTAGAGGTGGTGCTATAGGATATGGAAGTTCAAGAGATGTGGCTGCAAGCCAAGAAATATTAAATGAAATAGATAAGTTAACTATCAATGTTAATAAAGTCAAAGCCGTAGGTAATATGCGGACTAGAGGTGTAGACGCAAAGATAAGATCAGATATGTTGGGAGTATCGGCAGGCAATATGTTTGCCAGTGCTAATTCTGTTAGTCCGTTTTTAAATATGAGTAGCACATTGTTAACTGGTGTTGGACCTGCTGCAACATCAATCGCTAAAGCATTTGGTTAGTTATGGCATTACAAGTTCCCTCAGTACAAATAGAAGGTGGTGGTGTACCTATGCTTCAAGGCGGTTCAGTAACACCGCAACAAGATACTGTCACAGGTGACATAAAAAAACTAGGACAAGCACAACAACAAGCAGGACAACAAATATCAGCAATAGCAGAAAAGCTACAAGACGAGCGTGACGATGCTGTTTTTAAGGAAAAACATAATGAATATGTAAAAGCAGTAAGCGAAAAAAAATTAGAGTTTGCAAGATTACAAGGTAAAAATGCAATTGAAAAAGTTAGTGAAAGAGAGGATGGAACACCAATAACAAAACTTGATCAGGTAAAACAAGAGTTATCTGATTTAATGACGGAGTTTGAAGGGCAACTAGAAAACGAAGATCAAAAATATATGTTTAGGACAGCATCAGCTAGTACTCTAAATTCTGCTAGTACAATGATGACTAAGCATGAAATTATAGAAGGACAGAAATATCAAAATGCACAACACAAAGCAGGTATAGATTTAGCTGCTGATACTACAGGACAATCGTATGAAGATTGGCATGACCCAGAAGGTGAATTTAAAAAGAATGCTTTAGTAGGTCTTAAATTAATTGCAGATCATGGCATGAGAACAGGTATGTCAGAGCTGCAAATACAAGCAGAAGTTGTCAAATTTCAAAACAAAGTACACTCATCTACACTTAATCAAATGATGGGTAATGATGATTACTTAGATGCAAAAGCTTATTTAGAACAAGCGGTATCAACAGGCAACATGGATGCAGCTACATATTCATTGTTTGCAGAAAAAGTAGAAAAAGGTTATGACGAATTTAAAGGTAAATATAAAGCAAACGCATTATTAAATTTTGAAGGTAATACAAATGATGGTAATGCTTTGACCAGTATTAACAGAGTGCTGTCGTTAGATAGTTTTAATCAATACGACAATGGTGCAGGTGAACACGTTGAGTATGGTCACGTTCCATCTAAACATAATACAAATGGAATGACGGAAGAAAATGCAAAAGTAAATTTAGAAAATTTGCAAAAAACTTCTAAGTTTTATGTAGAAGGTCAAGGTATTTCTTTAGAACCACAGCATCAAACTTCGCATTTATTTATGGCACAAATTTTTGGTGTTGAAAAAGCAGATCAATTTTTTAGTAAAGCTAAAAAGGATCTAGGAGATATTGATAAAGAAAGAATGAAAACAGATGCAACTTATGCAAAACAAGTTAATCAAAGTTTATTACAAGGTGCAATAAATTATGCAAACAATTCAGCTAAAGAAAAATTTACTGAAGACAATTCTAGATACGCAGATATTGTTGCTAATGATTTAGAAATATTAAAAGGAGAAACAGATTACACAGGAGAACAGATTGTAAGAAGAGATGACAAAACAGGATTAGAATTAAAAGCTGATTTAAGAAAAAAATTAAAAGAAAGAATCCAAGATAAAGATCAACTTGAGTATGCACTAGCTGAATTAGATTCTAATTACGATGATATAAAAACCGATAGAGAAGAAGCATATGATGCAGATTTAGAAGAAGCATACAAAATAGCGTTTGCAAAACCAAATGGATTTAAAGACATAAAAGATATTGATAGATTTTTACCAGAGGATATTACAAAACTAAAAAATGGTCACCCAGAAAAATCTGAAACATCAGCAATAAATGAATTATTGAGTGATCCTATGAATCTAAAAAACATAGAACAATACCGACATCGTTTAACGCAATCTGATTATTTTACTTATAAACAAAAGGCAGAAAAACTTGGTGGATCTTCTAGTGGAGCAAACTACATAGAAGCATCAGGTGACGCTGCTGTTTTTAAAGATCAATTAAGATTATATGATTTAGGAGATTTACTTGGTTCTAAAGAAAATCAGAAAGCAGGTTATAACAAACTTATGGTTACTTGGGAAAACGAAATAGATCTTGCACAAATAGCAAATAATAATAAAAAAATTAGTCGTGCCGAAAAAACATTATTACTAAAAAAAATATTAGAAGATAAAGTCTTTAGGACTAATTCTTTAAATCGTGATGGCGGTGTAAATAGGTTCTTGTTATCAGAACAAGCATTAAAAGCAGCATATGTAAAAGTTGTAAACCCAAATACTATGAAAGTAGAAAACGTAAAATTATCACATATACCAAGAGAGATAAACACAGAATTAGAAAAACAAATGAGAGCTAAAGGTTTGACGGTTACAGGTCAGACGTTAGTACAAAAATGGGTTGACTATGGTAAGCCAAGAAATCTAGATGATTTAGAAGAATATGTAGACAGAGTTAAAACAACAGATAATTTTGTAGAAGCTTTAAAGTCAAGTGGTAGTGGAGAGGACAATAGTTTTTCAGCATACAGAGGTAGTTTATGACTGATTCTTTTAATGATTTAGTAAACCGCAGACCTAATCAAAACATAGGACACTTTAGCCAAAAAACTGGTTTTGATTATTTATTGCAAAGAGAAGAAGACGAAAGAGAAAAGCAAATAAAACAAATGTTAAAACTTATCTCTGACAAAGATCCTGACAGAGTAGGTGAAGCACAGAAATTAGCAGCAAGTTTAAATTTACCTGCAAGCGTAGCGTTAGACAGTGATGATGCCGTACAACGACTTGCACAGTTAAATAAACAAAAACAAATAGATGAAGTCAGATTTGCAGGTGTAAATCCTATTTTAGAAAGACAGATGTTAGATAAAAATTTTGCTGCTATAGCACACGATAATGTTGAAGAACTTGGATTAATTGAAGGTACATTTACAGGTATAAAAAATCTGCCTGACAACTTAGCTCAAGGTTTTGAAAAAGGCAGATTAATGGACGAGCTAGGTCGTTTAGGATTTAGACAACAATTAGGCAGAATAGGTGGTACAGAAGAAGGGCAAAAAGTCATAGAACGTGTTAACGAAATAAACAAACGTATACAAGAATTAGACAGTGATGGTTCTGGTATGTGGGAAAACACATCAGAATTTGTTGGGCAGTGGTCTAAGACAATGCCTAAAGCTATAGGATTTGGTACAGCAACTGGTGCGACTTGGGCAGTAGTTGGTGGTGCAGTCGGTGGTCCTTTTGCTCCTGCTACAGCAAAGGGTGGTTTTGTGTCAGGATTTATGGCAGGTTTTGTCGGCTCTATGACAGTCGATGGTTTTATTGTAGAAAGTGGTCATGCATACCAAGAAATGATTAGTAGTGGTGTAAGCCATGAAGTGGCCAGAAATGTAGGCTTTGGTGTGGGTGCAGTGAACGCAGCTCTAGAAGTAGTTGGTACAGGATTTGCTGTTGCACCATTTAAAAAATTATTAGTAAGAGAGGTAACAAAAAAAGTTAGCAAACAATTATTAAAACCAACATTCTCAAGAGTCTTAGTTGAAACATCTAAAGATGCATTTACATCTTGGGCAGGAGAAGTTGGCACTGAAGTTTTACAAGAGCTGTCAAATATTGCAGGTAACGATATAGCAAAATCATTTGAAAAAGGTGAATTTGAAACTTTAATACAAACAGAACAAGGTCGCAGTGAAATAGCAACTAGATTAGTTCAAATCATACAGAAAGTAGGAACAGGAATGATACCACTAGCAGGTCTTGGTGGTGCTTCTACATTTATTGGAAATTATGGACGTATAACAAAAGCAGAAAAGGAACAAACTTTTTTAAAAGACTTGATGAATTTATCAAGCACTAATAAGACAAGACTAAGAAATCCTAATTTCTTTCAAACATATATGCAAAAAGTTGCTAATGGCAATGACGTACCAAATGTATTTGTAGATAACGAAAAATTTAACCAAGCCATGAAAGACACTGGTGTCACTATGGAACAGTTAGAATTGTTCGCACCAGATTTAGCAGACTCAATAAAAGAATTAAATGGAGCAGGTGGTCAGGGAGATGTAGAGATTGAAACAGGATTCCTTGCATCAAAGTTAGGCGGTACAGATTTAGGCGATGCATTGCAACCTCACATACGAGTTAAGTACGATAGTTTTTCTGCACAAGAAGCTTTTGAGTTTTCACAAAACAGAACTGATTTTACGCAACAAGCGTTAGACGTAATGGTAGAAGAAGACAAAAAAGGTCAAGCATTTAGAGAAGAAGCAGAGCAAGTAAGAAAAGATATGGTAAGGCAAATATCTGCTTTAAATTTAAGATTTTCAAAACAAACAATTAATAATTACGCAGCATTTTATAGAGACTTTATTGTTACACAAGCAAATGCTTTAGGAATGTCACCTCTTGAGTTTGCAGAAAAAAATGGTTTAAAAGTCATAACACAACAACAAGCAACGACTAGATCATTAAGTAGATTGTTTAATCAAAATGGTACAGCCAAAACAACTAGTGCTGCTTTTAAAAAGTTTTTTGGAAAATCAGTTTTAAAAAATAAAGACGGTACACCACAAGTACTAATGCATGGTACTGCTGATAGTATTGATGGTTTTAATTTAAATTACTCACATAAACGAGATAGTGGTTGGGGAGGATCAGGTGTTTATCTAATTGATAATGAAGTAATTGCTAACATAAATCAAAGCCGTAAAGAACAAAAGAAAATAAACGGACAGTTAGTAAATGATGGTAAGGGCAAAAATATGATGCGATTATTCGCACGTTTAGAAAATCCATACTTTGCAACGCATGATGATAAACAAGCATTAATGAACAATAGTAAAGAAGCATCAAATGCATTTAAAGAAAAATTAATTAACGAAGGCTATGACGGTATTATTTACAAACAAAAAGGTTTTAATGAATATATTATTTTTGATAATGACGCAGTTAGATCAGAGTCTAATAGTGCTTTATGGGAAAATGAAATAGAACAGGCGTTAACTGAACAAGCCCTAGAAGAAGAAGTATTTAACCAAAAACAAAAACAAGAACAAGGCAAACCAATTCCAGATTTTCTTGTTGGTATTGCAAAGCTTGCAAATAGTTTTAAATTTGCAGGACAAAAACAATACCAAACTAATCGTGATTTTAAAGTTGCATTACAAGATAGACTCAAATCTGAAGCAAAAAAAGCAAGCGTTGATCTATCACAATTTACTGTAGAAGCACAAAAGTATTTAGTAAAAACATTATTAGAAGATGCAAAATTTGCATTAGAAACAAATCCTAATGCTGTTGGTTGGTATAACGAAAAAGTTACTAAGGCATTGGCTGTACTATCAAAAATCCATCCCGAAATAGCTACAGACCCACAGGCTAAATTTGCATTTATTTGGGCACTAGCTAATACTTCCAATGGTTTGAAAGTAGATAAAAATTTTGAATTAGCACAACAAGCATATAGTTATTATTCAGAAAACGGAGTTATGCCAACAGACATTGGTATAGGAGATGCAAGTGCTGCAATAAATAACAACATGAAATTGTTTAACAGATTAATGGATGAAAAAGGTTTTGAAGACTTTGAGCAATTTATGAAAACTATGCATACTGTCAAAGAAGTAGAAGCATATACTGGCAGTACTGTATCTGGCGAAAACAAAACAGAATTAGTTTATGGGGCAGCAGTTATGGGTCCTAAAATTGGTAATGGATTTTTTGCAAACTTATATGGCAACTTTGAACAATTAACTATGGATAGATGGTTAATGCGTACATGGGGTCGCATGACAGGTACATTAATAACAGACTATACAAAACAAGCAAAAACAAAACGCACACAATTAAAAGGATTAATAAAAGGTTTATCTCTTAAAGATAAAAAAGCATTAGAAGCAATAATTGGTATAAAAATAAAACTCTCTGATTTAGATGCGGTAGCAGTAGCAATACAAAAGGCAAGTATGAAACCTGCCAATAGAAAAGCTATGGCTAAGATTGCCACTATAGAAAATGTTAATAATGCAAATTACATTACAGAAATACTAGGTGACCCAAAAAGAAATATTGAAAGAATTGGTATTGGAGATGAAATACGTAAAGGTGGTAATGGTTTAGCCAAGTTTCTTGATGGGCAGAAAGAAGCACCAAGTGGACCTGTTGAAAGACGCAATATAAGAAAAGTATTTAATGAAGCGTTGACGATATTGCAACAGAGTGAAAAATCGCTTACAATGGCAGATCTACAGGCTCTTGTTTGGTATCCAGAAAAACGTCTGTATGATTCTGCAAAACTAAGTGAACAAGAACAGAATACAGGTTATGAGGATAACGAAGCACCTGACTATTCAAATGCTGCTGTTGACTTAGCACTTAAACTCGGTGTACCTGATGCCGAGATACAAACCACATTACAGGAGGTAGACAATGAACTCAAACGTCAGGCCACTATCGGCACAGGAGGAAGTGAACTTGGAGAAGGAGCAGGAGGAACTATACAACGAGATAATATTGAAACAGACGAAGCAACAGGACTCCCCCTCAATCCAGACGGAACAGTTACCGTCTACCACCACACCAACAAACGAGCAGCAGAATCAATCAGAGAGTCCAGTGAACTTAGAAGTTCTGGAGAACCTGATGTCTACGTTACCACCAGAGATATCCCAGACACTGGCTATGGTGATACCTCAGTTGCAATCAGAGTCGACCCTTCTAGACTTAGTCTCGATGATGAATTCCCTAACGGACGAAGAGATTACAGACTCTCAGTTGGAAAGCCTAGAGGAACTATTCGAGTAGATGTAGGCGAATATTACGAAGATTTTAAAAAGCAAAGTGAAGTATTTTCACAGCAACAAATTCCTACTGAGGGTAATAGAGGACAATTTGATCCTAAAAAATTAACAGCAATATTAGGTCAGGATGCTGATCTGTCTACTTTCTTGCATGAGTCAGCTCACTATATGCTGACTGTTATGGAAAATATAGTTTTATCTGGTCAGGGTACACAACAAATAAACGATGATTTTAATGTATTACTAGATTTCTTTGGTGTTAAAGATGTTAAAGAATGGAGTAAGTTAACTACAAATAAAAAGAGAAAATACCATGAAGCATTTGCATATAACTATGAACTATATTTATTTGAAGGCAAATCACCAAGTCTAAAATTAGCAGAACTATTTCATAGATTTAGTGGATACATAAGAGCTGTATATAAAACAGTAACTGGCGAGTTAAACGATGCATATAGAAAAGAAAATGGCAGAGATCTACCAATACTTACTGACGAAGTACGTGGTGTTATGGACAGATTACTTGCTAGTAAAGAGCAGATTTCAGAAGCACAAGCTGTATATGAAATGAAGCCTATGTTTGAAACGCAAGAGAGTAGTGGCATGAATGATGCTGATTGGGCTGAATACACTAAAGCTATTAAAGCTGCAGTGGAAGCAGCAGTCATGTCTAATGATCAGGCAAACTTAAAACAAATGAAATGGCTTGATAACGCAAAAAGAGGTGTATTAAAAGACTTGCAAAGAAAAGAAAATAAAACACGCAAAAGAGTAAAAGAAGAAGAAACTGTGAAAGCAGAAAACTTACCAATTTATAAACTAATAAAATATTTAAAAACAGGTGAAATCATTAATGCACAAGGTGAAAAGATAATACTAGAAAGTGGTTTTAAAATTAGTATCCCAGACTTACAAGAAATTTTGCCAGTAAATTTAAAATCAGAAAAAAATATTTATATGGCTTATAAAAAGAAATTACGTTACATGACTAGTGAAGATGGTATGTCTGTGTCAATGATTGCAGAGATGTTTGGTTTTGAAGATCCACTAGGAATGATTAATGAAATAGTACAAGTACAACCAATAAACGATTATATAAAAGATAAAACTGAACAACGTATGCTAGAAGAATACAGTGATTTAATGGACGAAAGAATAAAAGAATTACGTGTACAAGAAGCATTGCACAATGAAGCAAGAGCAAGATTTATATCTACAGAACTTAGATATTTATCTAAATCTGGACAACCAGTTCGTTTCCAAGTGCAAGCTGCTAAACAAGTAGCAAGAGAAATATTGGGTGACAAAGTTTTAGCAGAAATACGTCCGACTGTATTTGCACGTAACGAAGCAAGAGCTGCAAAAAAAGTTATGGAAGCATTAAAGAAAGGTGATTTAGAAGCAGCAATAGAAGCAAAACGAGGTCAGCTTATACAAAACCAATTAGCGAAAGAAGCAGTAGAAGTACATAAACGATTTGATAAATTTGAAAAATTAGCTTCAGATATATTTAATTCTGGCACAGATGAAAAGATAGCAAAATCTAGAAATATAAATAAAGTTAATGCTGCCAAGGCAATACTTGCACACTATGGATATGGTCCTCAAGTCGACAATCCTAGAAAATATGTAAAGACATTAGAAACCAACGATCAATCTACATACGAACAAATATCACCATTGATAGATGATTTAACTGATTTAAGTTCTGCTGACGTTAAAGAGTTAACAGGATATGAATTTGATACTTTATTTGAACAGATAAAAGGTATATATAGTCAGTCACGTAGGGAAATGCAAGTTTTGATTGATGGTAAAAAAATGGAAGTTAATGCAGTAGGGCAAGAACTAGCAGGGCTAATGGAAGATATGCCTTCGGGTGTAGGTGCAGATATAGGTAAGAGAGGGCCTGCAACTAGGAAAGAAAAAACAATATTATTTTTACAAGGATTAAGATCTGTACTTAGAAGAGTAGAGCATTGGGCAGATGGTATGGATGGAGCTGTAAAAGGTGCTGCTAAAAAAGCAGTAGGTACAGTTATTAATCGTAAAGACGGTCAGGCAGGACAGTTTACAAGATACATCTGGCGACCAGTAAGAGAAGCATTAGACGAATTTAGACCATTAAGAAATAAATATACAAAGCGTTATTCTCAAATGGTTTCTGATTTAGAAGCAAAAGGTCGTATGTCTATGTCTGCCATACCTGCTCCAGAACTTGGATACACATTTGGTAATGGCGGTACTGTATCAGGCAAAGCACAACTTCTTGGTGCAATGCTACATACTGGCAACGCTAGTAACTATAGAAAATTATTGTTAGGTAGAGAAGGATGGGGAAGCCTAAACGAAGATGGAACATTAAACGATACAAGATGGAAAAAGTTTATAGAACGTATGGAAGCAGAAGGTTATTTAAATAAAACCGATTACGATTTTATACAAGCAGTATTTGATATGAACAATGAAATTAAACCCTTAATACAAAAAGCACATTTTGATTTGTATGGATATTACTTTAAAGAAATAGAACCTACACCAATGATTACTCAGTTTGGTGAATATCGTGGTGGTTATTTTCCTGCTAAAGGTGATCCTGTAATGACCAAGGCTATAGAGACAAGAGTAGAACTACAAGATCTTGATAAAGAATTTAGAAATTCATTACCTACAACTGGCAATAAATTTACAATTTCAAGAACAGAAAAGAATAGACCATTGTCTATTGATTTACGTATTATGACTAAACATATTGATGACACATTACGCTATGCAACAGTGCAACCTGCAATAAGAGATGTATATAAAATTATTAAGCAGAAAGATTTTGAGAGAGAAATGAATCGTATAGATGATGAAACTTTAAAGACTGTTTTAATACCGTGGTTACATAGAGCTGCCACTCAGCAAACAACATTGTCAGGTATGCGTCCTGGTATGGATCAATTCTTTACAGCAGTTAGAAAGAGAACAGGTATCGGCATTATGTTTGCAAATATTACTAACGCAATGCAACAATTTACAGGTTATTTTCCTGCGTTATTAAAAGTAGAAGCTAAATATTTGGCATCTGGATTTTCGCAATATTTAAAAAATCCTATGGCGGTACAGAATGAGATTGCATCATTGTCTACATTTATGGCAGAACGTCAAAGCAACCAAATTTTTGACATACAAGATACTCTTAATGATCTATTGATCAATCCTAATCAGTTTCAAAAATTAGAAGCATGGACAAGGAAGCATGGTTATTTTATACAGCAAGCATTTCAGAATCAGGTTGATAGCGTTGTATGGATAGGTGCATATGAAAAAGCATTAACAGAATTGCCAGTAGATATGTCAGATGTAGAAGCAAGAAAAGAAGCTATACGCCAAAGCGATGCTGCTGTACGTATGACACAAGACAGTTTAAATCCAGAAGATTTAGCAACATATCAAGTTGGTACACCATTTTATAAATCAATGGTTCAGTTCACTGGTTATTTCAATATGCTTGCTAATTTAAATGCTACAAATTACAAAAAAATATTTAGAGATTTAGGATGGAAATCTAATAAAGGGCAATTAGCTTATACATTTTTATTTGGTTATATAATGCCTGCTGTAGTTTCTGAGATAATAGTTAAAGCGTTAGCAGGCGATTTAGAAGATGATGATGGTGATGGTTATTTAGACGATGTAGCAGGTTGGTTCTTTAGTTCTACATTACGAGCAGGTGCGTCATTTGTACCTATAGGTGCACCTGCAATAGCAGTAATTAATTCTTTTAATAACAAACCATATGATGATCGTATAACAACTAGTCCATCAATATCATTTTTAGAAGCATCTACTGTAGGTACTGTAAGAACACTAGTTAACCTGTTTGATCCTAATAAAGATGTAACTGGCAAAAATGTTAGAGATGTTTTAACTGGCTTATCATTATTAACTAATATGCCGTTCACAGTATTAGGTAGACCACTCGGATACATAATAGATGTTGAGCGTGGCAAGATTGATCCAGAAAATTCTATTGATGCATTAAGAGGTGTCGTTACAGGTAAAGCAAGTCAAAGAAGTAGGAATTAAGGTGTGACCGTAATGTTAGAAATGAGATGTAAATTATATAAGATAACCAAGGAGTTTAGTCTATGACGATAAATTCGCTTATAAGAAAGACTAGCCCCTTTGTGGGTAATGGGTCGGTAGCTACATTTCCTTTTACATTTAAAGTATTTACACAGAACGAAGTTGTTGTAGTAAAAAAAGAAAACGCTACAAGTCAAGAAACAACTTTAACAATAACTGCTGATTACACTGTTACTCTTAATCCTGACCAAAACGGAAACCCTGGTGGGAGCGTAACTTTAACAGCAGGTAATCTTGCAACAGGATTTACTCTTGTTATTACTTCTGACTTAGAAGCGTTACAACAAACAGATTTAACAAACCAAGGTGGATTTTATCCAGAGGTTATTAATGACGCTCTTGATAAATCGGTGATCTTACATCAACAGCAACAAGATGAATTAAATAGATCTATTAAATTTTCACTTACAAATAGTATTGGTAGTTTAGAAATTACTGAAGATGCTGCAGCTCGTGCCAATAAGGTGTTAGCTTTTGATGGAAGCGGTGAGTTTCAAGTTGCACAGGAATTAGGTGTATTTAGAGGTGATTGGGCAGCAGGTGTTACTTATAACAAACGAGACTTAGTTAGAGATAGTGGTAATTACAACGTATATATATGCATAGGCAACCATACTTCTAGTGGTGCTTTACCTGTAAAAACAAATGCAGATATAGCAAACTGGACATTAATAGTAGATGCTGAGTATGCAGGTCAACAAGCAACTAATGCAGCAGCATCTGCTGTACTAGCTCAAACAGCAGAACAGAATGCTGAACAAGCAAAAGTTCTTGCTATACAAGCAAAAGATGCAGCAGCACAAACAGAAGCTACTGTTATAGCTGCACGAAATGCAGCACAAGCAGCAGCATCAGGTGCTCAACAAAGTGAGACAGATGCACAAACTGCTGAAGCAGCAGCAGTTGTTGCAAAAGATCAAGCCGTTGCAGCAGCAGCCAGTGCCATCGCTTCCTCTGGAGGTGGTGCTGTAAAAGTTACTGTTAACGACAATCAGGCTGACACTTTGTCTAACAAAATTGTCCCTGGTATTGGAGTTTCAACTCGTGTCACCAATGCAGGTGGTAACGAAAAACTTGAGGTCAACTCAGACGCAATCATTTACGCCATCGCACTAGGTTAAAGGAGTAAAAACTAATGGCAAAAAAAATTATCCATAGATATGTTTTTGACGCATCAGCCAAAACCGTATTGATCAATGAAGTAATTGCACAGAAACGTCTGTTGACAATTACCAACGTAACTAAAAACGAAATCATATATGCTTTTCCTGATTCAGTAAGAGGTGCAGCTTCGTATGTAATAGATACAGCAGCTAAAACAACAACGATTACATTAGATTTTGATACAACATCACACGCTGACACTGACGAATTACAGATATTTATAGAAAAAGATAGTACAGAAATGCGTCCAGACAAGACGTACACTGACCCAGTATCTAAATTTCGTGTATCACAACCTGAGAACTTAATTGATACCGACTTTGAATATGGATTGCAATCTACTAAATGGGAAACATTAGAACTAATAAGAAATATTCCTACATTCTTTAGCCGTCATGGTGACCAAGATTTGGAAGTATCAGAAATGACTTCTACAAAAGATAGTAATTTAGTAAGAGTTACTACTGCAGATCAGCATGGATTAGTACAAGGTAACCCAATATTTGTAATAGGTAGTAGAACTAATCAAGCTAATGGTGGATTTGTTGTAACTAAAGTTATAGATGACAACACATTTGTATTTAACGCAAAGGCAAACATACCAACAACAGGTTCTATAAAAGATACATACACACAGATTTTCTTAGCATCTATTTATCAAGGTACAGAATTTAAATTAGAAAACGTCAATGGTATTACTACTGATAATGCTAGTCCATCTAAATTAACAGTATCTACAGAGTATCCATTAGGACTTAATGAAGGAACTTCATTCTTTTTAGTTAACTCAGTTGGACAAAAAGTTGTGCCATTTACAGCAGGTGCACCTAATGTTGTACACGAAAATTTTCTTAACCGAGGTAAATCAACACAGGTTAATGTATTTACAAATGAAACTGGTCATAGATGGACAGTTGGTGCAGTTGATGAACATAACTGGATACCAAAGCATTCACCTGCTGACGGACTAAATGTAAAATTTTTCATATCTACTTCAGACGCATCAAAAAGAACAATAACTTTAAACACCGCAGGTGGTGTAGAAACAATAACCTTTAATGATGGACCACATGGTTTTAGTGATAATGACTATGTTGTCTACCTACACGGTTGTAACAATGGTGCTATGGGTGGTCTTACAGATACAAGACCATATTATGTAAGAGTTGTAGACGCCAACACAATTTATCTTGTAACTAGTTCGGGTTCCAATTCACGAGTTAACTTGTCAAGTTATGGATCATGGGGTCAGGTAGCTAAGTCTTGTTTTGTTACTGCATTTAATCCAGTTCAAATTTATACAGGATCTTCAGATGAAAAAGTAAGATTTGATAGTGTTATTCCTTTAGTTGGCAGTGATCCTAATCAAGCGTTTATGACCTTCTATTCATACGTTGGTATAAACAGTACAAGTTACTACACAAATAACAGTGAATATCTAGATAGATGGACTCAAAACTCTTACCAAGTACATTACCCAAGAAATGTTCAAGTCATAAATGGTGAGACTCATATGCAGTTTGCACGGACACCTAATGCTGCTGCTATCAATATGAGTCGAGGAACTCACACTGGTGCAATCGTTTTAATGGACCCCAATCCATATAAAAATACTGTTTATTTTGCAGATCATGGATTACAAACTGGTGATGTTATATATCTGCAATCAACATCTGGCAGTATGCCTGCAGGTTTAGCAAGAAATTATTATCATAATGTCTATGTTGTCGATAAAGATAGATTCCAATTCTCTCAATACAATCGAAATGACATACAAAATATTTATGGTTTAGGTTCTGTTTCTGCAACTTTATCTTATACAGGTTGGTCAGCAGTAGATGGTGCAGACTTTATTGATTGTACACAAACAATTACACCTGCTCCTACAACTACAACTTTTGCAGTGACAGTAGCCACTGGGCAGGGTGGTGCAAATAAATTTTATATAGATGGTGTTGAAGCACCCACAGGTGCAGACGAACTTGTTTTGGTTGAGGGCAATACTTATGAGTTTGATCAAAGTGATGTGTCAAACACTACTCATCCTTTACGTTTTTATACAGCAGCAGATAAGACAGGTGGAGAATACACAACAGGAGTTACCGTCAGTGGTACACCAGGAACTGATGGAATGACAACAATTGTTGTACCAGTAGGAGCACCAACTCTTTTCTATCAATGTTCTGCACACGCAAATATGGGAGCACAAGCCACAACCCCTGTACCTTCAACACAAGATGTTGGTCATGGTTTAACAGATGGTGATGCTGTCGTATATACAGATGAAGGCAACACAGCAATAAATGGTTTAACTAATTCACAAACATATTATGTTGCTAACGCAACTGAATTTAAGCTACAACTATCAACCTCACCAACTGGATATACAGGGCCTGACTTTACATTTGCTAACAGGATGAGTTCTGGAAGTACTACTACAGGTCGCATACAAGGCTATTGGTATATTTGGAAAAATAATCATGGTCTTGTTACAGGTGACCGTGTTCAATACACATCCAACACACCAGTTCCTGGTCTTAGAAATGGAGCGTTTTATTACATAAGAAAAATTGATAACAATAGATTTTATTTCTATAGAACATTAGCAGGAGCACAAAGTAGTGCATCATGGCCTGATCGTATCTTGATGACTTATCCAGTGTCAGGTACAAGTCGTGTAAGAAAAACAGACATTATTGATTTAACTGGTGCAGGTTCAGGTAATCAGAAATTAACTGCAAGTATTGATGGTGCATCTGATGCAGTTTATAACCTTACAAAAATTGTTGATGATAGAACATTTGAGATGAATGCTACATCACAAATACCACCAAGAGCTATTGCATTTGCTCCAGAAACAGCCGTTTGGGTAGAGCAAGACGCATTTAGAATACCTGATCATTTCTTCCGCACAGGTTATAGCGTGACGTTGTCAGCAGGTTCTACAGTTGTTGGAGGATTAACTGACAATACTGTTTACTACGTTATTCGTATATCACAAAACTGGATTAAATTAGCAGCTACTGAACAAGATGCTTTGGACGGTACACCAATTACTATTACTTCTAAGGGTGTTGGACAGCATACTTTAAATACTCCAAACATTATTGGTGAGGTTCTTGGTCAAGGTACTGCAACACTTGATTTAGATAAAACAATTATTGAAGGACAAGGCACAAACTTTACTTCATTCTTTAAAACTGGAGATGACGTTACTTTATACAAACCAGAAACATTTGATGAAAAAACTATATCAAGTATAAATACAGGTAATAATAGATTTACTACTTCAACTAACCACGGATACACAACAGAAGATGCGGTTATATTTGAAGCTACCTCTTCACCTACAGGAGTTACAAGCGGATTTATTTATTACGTTAGGGTGCATGATAATAACGAAGTTTATCTTGCCCCAACTGCTGCGGATGCCACAGCAAACACAAACATAATATCCATAAGTGGATCAATCACAGGTGGTAAATTTAAAAAGATACTAACTATTGGAGACACTGTTGTTCAAAATGTTTTATCTGTATTGTCACCAACCAAAATGCAGATAGAAGTTCCTGGTGAAGAAACTTTAGCTGACGTTAAATACTCTGTTGCATCTTCACTTATTCTACGAGCTGACGGTTTTGCATTACATAGACCATACGATGGTGGTGTTGAACTAATACCAAGTACTAATCCTGATTCTCAGATGATTAGACAGACTCGTAAATATTTTAGATATCAATCTGGTAAAGGTATACAGGTTTCATTTGCTGTTAACTTTAGTCCTACAACACAAATAGAACGTATTGAATATGGAGGGACAGGAACTCAGGCTAGAGTATATACAAAATTCCCACACAGATTAACTGTAGGTTTAAACATAACAATCAAAGATGTAGACAAGATTAATGGCGTAGATTATTTCAATGGAGTTAAAACTGTATCAACTATATATGACGATTACAGTTTCCATATAACATTAGGTTCTACTCCAACATCGATTGTAAGTACAGGTGGTTATGGTTTCTATCATGTAAATGCATGGAACAATAGTGAACTACGTTGTGGTTTATTCGATGATCAAAACGGAATGTTCTACGAGTTTGACGGACAGAACCTAAAATGTTGCAGACGTAAATCTATAAAACAAATAGCAGGTACAATGACCGTTACCTTTGGTGCAGGTATTGTACAAGGATTAAATACTAAATTTGTTTCTCAATGTAATGTTGATGAATACATAGTATTAAAAGGTCAATCGTATCAAATAGCAAAAATAGATAGCGATACAGTAATGTACATTACGCCTTCTTATAGAGGTACAACACAAAGTGGTGTAGTTGGTACTATCACTGAAACTATAAAAGTAAACCAAGCAGATTGGAATATAGATACTGCTGATGGAACAGGTCCTACAGGATATGTCTTAGACCTCAATACAATACAGATGGCCTACATCGATTACTCTTGGTACGGTGCAGGTAAAATTAGATTTGGATTTAAAGATCAAGATGGTGACGTTCAATATGTACACGCATTTATACACAACAACTTAGAAACAGAAGCATATATGAGATCAGGTAATATGCCTGCTCGTTATGACATACAAAACAGAGGTACACCAACTTACGTACCTGCCTTGGCTCACTGGGGTACATCTGTAATTATGGATGGTAGGTTTGACAATGACAAAGCATACGTCTTTACTGCGTCATCTAATGACGTTGCTGTTACAGGTACTGCATCAGTCAGCGTTACAGGTAGAGTTGTATCTCGTGATTACTACCACTCAGTTATAGACAATAGATGGAGAAGGATTGGTTATGCTTTAGAAATTACTCCAAGTTCTCTATTCAACCAGTTTACAAGTGGTATGACTATAACTGGAGCTAACCTAGATTCAAACACTAGAATCCGCAACCCACTAGATTCACGAGTAACACCTTATGCTCCATATGTTCCTGAGATACTATCAGTTCCAAACTATGACTATAACGGTAGATCAGTTAGAAACTTACTAGTACTTGACCGTAGACCTACAGGTACAGCAGGTTCTAACAGCTCATATACAGTAACCTTATCTAGTGCATCAACACCTGTTGTTTATGACATACCACTTATTAGTATTAGACTTGCACCATCTGTAGACACAGGTACTATTGGTCGTCTTGGTGAGCGTGAGATTATTAACCGAATGCAGTTACTACTTAACTCTGTTGGTATCTTGACTACTCATACTATTGAAGTTGTATTGAGACTAAACGGTGCGATAGATAACGCAAGTTGGCAGGGAGTAGAAAGTCCTTCACTATCACAACTTATCTATCATGGTACAGGTGACAGCATAGATGGTGGAGTAAACCTATTTAAGTTCCGTGCACCAGGAACATCAGGTTCCTCTAATAGAACACAAGCAGTTACAGAGCAAACACTAGGTGAGGTTGCATCTCTTGGTAATAGCATCATGGGTGGTGACAACACATTCCCAGATGGACCTGACATACTTACAGTAGTTGCAAGACTTACTGAAGATCCAAGTACAGTAACAACATCTAACCCATTAATAATTAACTCAAGAATATCTTGGTCAGAATCTCAGGCATAAATGGAAATTGAATTACCTGATCTGCCTGATTCAAGTGATTTAAATTTAACTATACCTAATACCGAATTTGTTTTTCCAATTGCGGAAGTCCCATATCTAGATCCAAGTCTTCTACCTTCTCTGGAACAGGTACAGGGGGGACTTCAAAATCAGGAATCTTTGTCTTCTGAAGGTGATAAAGAAAAGTCAACGGAGGAAGTACAACCAATAACACCACCGCAAGGACTGAACAACCTGCCAACCACCAAAGAAACTTTATCAACTGAAGAACCTGTAGCTACTTTCAATATACCATTTTTCGGTGAGATGCCTATACCTGCCCCAGAAGTAGTAGCATCAAGTGTCATCAGTGCAGGTGCTGCATCCATTGTGACCGTTACAGGTTCAATTGCAATGCAAGCCGTGGTTGCACAAATCAAAAAAATATTTAAAAAGATATTTACTAAGGTTCTAAAGAAGGAGATTGCGAATCGTCAAAAAGATCAGAGTTAGCCTTGACATAAGCTTTGATGTTTATAACATCAGCACATAGGAATGCGTATTCCGACTTAGGATTTATCATGTAGCCCGATGCGTGGAGTTGTTGACATTTTAAAATCCGTACCAAATTTTTATCGTATATATTTTTTTCTAGTTCTTCTTTGGCTAGTTTTAGCTTTACGGCTGCTAAGTCTGAGCAAGTTTGATTATCACTTCCTAGTGGTATCATCCAACTTAACTGCACTCCCCACCCTTGGTTAATAGTATAAGTAGGATTTTCTGCGTAAGGATTTTCTGCTTCGTTGCCTGTATAAAATGGAGTGACTGCCATTGTGGGCTGACTACAAACTAAACCTCCAAACTGTTGTTTGCCTGTCATCCCATTATTAATATTCATATTCTGATTGATAATACTAGAATTACCTACCGCATTTGGTTGGGCTATAACATCTGTATTACCTTCTGCCAGTACTGGATTACTGACTAAACACACTAAGAGAAGTGATAACTGAGGTCGTAGTGATATCATCCGTTTGAGTTATCTGCTCGGTTAAAGTTGAAGCTGCTCGTGTTGTAGTAGTCAATGACCAATCAGCAGTATTATCTGTTGGTGTAAAGATAGCGTCTGCAGCTTCTATGCCACCACTAGTTGCTGACGTTACAGTGATGTTTGAACCTTCCCAAGAATTTAGGGCCGACCCATATTTCTCAGTAACTATGGTGCGATCTATTGTCTGAGTAATATTCTCAGTTTTATTACTAGATCCTGTAGTCCAAGCAGGCTGTACTCCATTGGCATAAGCAGATACTGGTAATGCAAGTACAACTAATAAGAGAAATTTTTTCATGTTACTTTTTTGTCTCTTTGTTTATTGTAGGCGATTGTGTAGTTTGATTATTGTTACCCTTCTTACCAATACTCAATCCCAAACTAGCAGTTGATGCACTGAAGATACTAGCTATAAAGGTCGGATCAAAATCCACAATCTTTTTACCACTTGGTGGTTCCCAATATGAAAGTGTTAATAAAGCTGCAGACCATATCAAGATAGCAACCTTAACAATAGTCTCAACTTTGTTTTCTTTATCGTCTTCCATAATAGGTTTTATTAGTCATACTATACATAATCATAAGTTAAGGCAATGCCTGAGATTTACGCAGCATTAATAGGTGCATCAGTTACTGCAATAGTAGTGATGATATCTAACATGAGTAATAAAAGAGAAAGAGATATAAGAGACATATACTTTAGGCTAAACAAGTTGTCTGAAGCGGTAAGCAGAATAGAAGGCAAGATACAATAACGTGTGCTATGTTTGGAAAAACAAACAAACTATGTACAAGATTCTTAAGCCAATAATTTTACGCTTCCTTTCAACGACTGCTGCGAAGAGACTTGTGGTGGAGCTCTGTCGGGTCTTCGTTAAGCAGACCTCGAATACCGTGGACGATAAGTTAGTTGATTTGCTTGAGCAAAATTTGTTCCCCAAATTGAACTGATGGACAAGGGTAAATTTCTCAACATCGAAATTGAAGAGCCACCTGTAGAGTTGCAGCTATCGGTTGAGATGCGAGTCAGAGAAATTTTAAAAAGTGATGATGTAATAGGGGTTAAAAAATATTGCACTCATTTGATAAGACATCAGATGAAACAAGATGTATTCTTAGCAAGTTTGTTAGGCAGAATAATAGAATTAGAAGCAGCACTTGATAAAAAATACAGAGCAGATGAGTTAAATACTATGGACAAAATAAAAAAGTTCTTTCATAATTAAAAAAAAAGTAATTATTATGCCTAAGAAATCTTACGGTAAACCCAAGCCACCAAAGAAATAAAGCAGTGGTGTGGCTTGGTAGGTTCTAGTTCTCCCCAATTCTAGAGCCTAGCCCCAGAGTGATAAAGGTTCGTGTCATTCTGGGGCTATCCTAAAATGGCATCTCGTCTGAAGGTACTTTATTAAAGCTTTGTAAATCATCATTACCTTTATACGTTGGTGTATTAGGGTTTGGTTTTCCTGGTTGGTAATTATTATCGGCATCAAAAATAGTAACCATTACTGCTGATGGATTTGGTTTGTTACCGAAGTCGGGTAAGCCTGCTAGGTTAACCCATCTGTCTATAAGCATATATTGTTTACCCTCGTCATTCTCCATAATGACTCCAATGTTTTGCCAGTTTGCTTTTTTAACTCCGTCTTTCACATATTCTCGTGTCTTGACTGATAG